CGATAGGCTATATAAGCTGGCGCAAAAGCACTACGGCGACCCGACCCACTGGTGGGTGATTGCATGGTATAATATGAAGCCAACCGAATCGCACTTCAAGGAGGGCGATCTATTGTTTATCCCGGTTCCCCTTGATCGAGTGCTCACAGTCCTTAAGAGAGTATAAGATGGCAACCGATCAAGAAAAAGAGCAAATAATTGAAAATACCGCTGGTGCGGAATACACAAGGAGGAGAATCGGCACCGACGCTGTCGCCTTGTGGCGTGGTTTGGATACAAAACGACGAGACACTATCGATGACATGGTGGGGCGCGACGATGCGGGCGAGCGCGTCAGCGACCTGCGAGTTTTTTCTTCTCGCAATCCTGCGCCGGGAAACCCAAGCCGGTTTATGCCCGTCTCTCCAGATTTAAATTACTCAAATGATGAGTGGAATGTAAACAAGCTGCGCAATACTGCCTTAAACTCTTTTGTGTATACAGCAATTTTGGCAACGGCAGATCCTGTTAGTGATGCAGATATTGCTCGTCTTGCAACCCCCGGCGTGGTCTACAGCGAAAGATATCTCAATAGCCTTGGACCTGCGGGTTCCGAGGAGCGCAGGGAAGCCCTTACCAGGCTCGCTGAGCGAAACAATCGTCAAGAAGCTTTGCGCACTGCCGGCAGAGCCACCCTCGCACAAAAGGCTGGTGAAGCCCGTGAAGCGGCAAAAGAGCCTGGTCAGGTTGACGACATCCTTGAAGCAGCTTTTAGAGAAAGGGTGGTGAACGCAGATGCTGGAGGTCTATCAGACGCAGACCAAGTAAACAGACTCAGGAGAACCGCGATATTCTTTAGTCAAAGTCCGAGCGAAACGCCCTCCAGCCCAGCTGGAATACTTTACAACGCTAAGACAAACTTTAGATGGGCGTATTACACCCTCTTTGCCAGAAACGGCTCAGAGCCAGCTGAGAGCGAAGTAATAGACTATATTGGGTTAGACGAGATAGTGGCTTTGTTTATTAGGTCTCGAACTAATGAGATATTACACGAGTCTATTGACGAGCTGCCAGAGGATGCACAACAGACCCTGGCAGATCCCAGCGGTCCCCAGAACACCAGGGACTTTCAAGAGGCACAAGAGCTTCTGGGACAGATAGAGGCTCGCCGAGTCCAGGAGCAGACTGTGCCCGAAGAGGACCGAGGAAGCCAAGAGATCCAGTCTCAATTGAGGCGGTTAGCCGAGCAGGCATTTCTTATAGACCACCTTCCAGATTTTGCCAAGCAAAATCAGAAGATTCGAGTGCCTACTTATCTAAGCGAAGATTCAGGCGCCCCTTACTTTAGTATGATTCATGGACGCACTGATACTGTGGTAAATCGCTTAATGCATAATCCTGCGTTGCAGCAGATGGATTTATTAAGACCCTCTGAGCTAGCGGGTCTTGTTCCAAAGATAAGGCTGTTCAAAGTTTTTTCCGACACAGATAATGCAGAAAACGTCGACGAAACTCAAGTAACATACGAGGAGCAAGAAATACCATTTGACAACTATATTCAACAATCCGAAATAGGGTCAATGATGAAGAATGCGTTTGATCGCGGCAGGGGAGTGGGTCTGACGAGTTTTGATTGGCGACTTGAGGGTAGAGACCCCTTCACCTCTCGAAGAGACATTTTTGCAGAATTAAAGCTTCATTTTCAAAGTTTTGATGAAATTTTGAGAGTTAGAAAGCTGGGCTCTACAGATTTGAAAAGCGAGATGCGCTCATTCAGGTATGTTGACCTTGTTAATATCGGCGTAGTCAGGCAGACCCGCGAGGGCGCTTGGAATCCAGATTATTATAAACTTAAAGTTGATGTGGGCTGGCAAGACCCTGGCTCAGAAAATGCCTTTTTGGGCACTCGCCAGGAACGCGAGGCAAAAAGAGATGCTGTTGTAAATTCTAGGATGGTGATGTACTTAACTGCCATTGACCATTCAATCGATGTAAACGATCAGGGTAATGTAAACATGTCAATTCAGTATGTCGCCTGGCAAGAGGCTTCATATCTAGATCAAGACTCTGATGTCCTAGCAACCCCTGAGCTTAAGCAGAGAAGACTTGAGCGCCGCGCACAGATTGATCGCGCTCGGAGCCGCTGCAATGAAGAAGAGGTCAATAGAATTATTGAAAACTATAAGGGAGTTCTACGAGCTGAGCGCCTAAACTCTTATCAAAGTTTGCTAAAAAGGCTTGTCGACGAGCAGCGAATATATTACGTGCCGGTGCCAGTTACAAGTTTACAAAGATATATTAACTTCGGCGAGTCGGGTGTTAATACCAGAGCAGTTAATTCAGTGCTCAATAATTCCAATAATAATTCTTCAGCAGTAGATGTTGACTTCTCAAATGTTGCGTCTCAATCCTCTGGACAATTAGCGCAGATTTTATCACTTAGCGGTCAGAATGTTAGCGACGATACAATACTTAAGAAGATACAAGATATAGCTTATGACCCAAGTGCAAGGAATTTAAATCTACAGTATTTCTTTTTTGGAGACTTAATAAAAGTTGCTCTTGAACAAGCCTCAACATCGGTTCCTCCCAACGCAGGTCAAAATCCCTCTGCTGGAATGGTGGGCAAATTGCAAAAGGATTTGCGTATACTTTTGGGACCAATAAGTTTTAAGCGCACTCTGCAGCCTGTGCAGCCTGACTTGCCCGCACAGACTGAATTTTTGTATAACATAAATCTGGCTGATATTCCAATATCTGTGAGTTTTTTTGGTGAGTGGCTTCTAAAACAAGCGATCTCAGAACAGAGGACCACATATCCAATATTGGTGTTTGTTCGCGACTTGGCGAACAAGATGCTCTCTAATATCATGCGAAACCAGGCGCACGGCTTTGGAAATATTGCGCGTCAAAACCTGCAGTTGAGGTCTAACTTTTTCTCTGCTGCAGCTGATGTTAGTGGCGGCGACATAGTTCAAAACAATTTTAATATCCTACCAGACCCAAGATCTCGCGCTGCTTTGCGTCAACAGTTGGGATTTGACACCCCTCAAGACTTTACTAGATTAGACGTCGACGGGATTCCAACATCCCTGCGTCCGTTGCTAAGGGCTCCCAACGAGGGCGAACGAACGTATCATTACATGTTAGTATACGCCATTAATCCAGGGTCAACAGAACGACGACGGGGCAACTTCACTGAGGATAATGAACGTGGCATATATCACTTTGGAATAGGAAAAGATCGAGGTATCTTTAAGTCTGTTAAATTCTCCAAAACAGATCTACCATTTCTTAGAGAAGGTAGGTTTCAGGCTGCGGACGCAGAGGCATCAGCTACAGGTTTAACAATTCTGGCAAATGTTTATGAAATAGAGATCACAATGTTTGGTAACACCATGTTTGCCCCAGGAATGAAAGTATTCTTAAACCCTTCCGGAATCGCTCCAATGCTCGGAAGCCCAGCTGAGCCATATTCTCCCGCTAACTTGCTTGGGATAGGTGGCTACCATGATGTCACGGGCGTTCGCTCTTATATTCAGGGGGGCAAGTTCGAGACTACTATGAAGGCTATTTTTGTGGCATCGGGCGCTAGAGGCGCACTTGGCTTCTCCGGAGCAGAACAAACAGCTGGTCGCGAGGAAAGGTGCCCAGAAGAGATAGAGGCACAGAGCTTGACTGACTCGCCGACGCCTACCACAAGAGCCATAAATCAAGGTCAGGGGGGAAATAATTAATGACAAACTTTGAAGGAAAAAACGACCTTGGCTCAACCGAGCTGTTTTACCAAAGATTAAAATATTCCCAACAAGCGTTTCCTCGAAGCGCTACGTCCTTATATCTTCATCCTATTCGGGACTTTAATTTTGCAGAGTATATGTTATATGGGAGAATAAATAAAAATCACAATCCAATATCTCTGGTGAAGACGGGGCTAAAAAGAATTGAAAAAGTTGATGACCCTAAAGCTGAGGTGGCTGCAGTTAACTTTGTTGCGGATGCATTTGCACAAGTGGTTCAAGAATTTGAAAAAGCTTCCGTGCAAGGAAAGCTTGACAGCTCGGATCCTTTCTTATATAATTTAAAAGCATATGCAGGGCATATTAACCTACAGAGCGTATACAACAATTATAGAGCCAGCCTCAAACGAGTCTTTTTCGACGTGTTTCTCACAAGTAAAAGAAATCAAAGAATTCTAAATTTCAGGTCATTCGTGCCTGTATTCTTAGAATACATAGCGGACTTAACTGAATCATCCGTTTTGACAACCACTGCGTTTACAACAACTAAGTTTTGCCCGCCGGCTGTTTCTGGTCTTGTAATATCTGTCTCCGATTTGGACCCTACCAACGATGAGGATAAAGAGTCTTTCATAACTTCACCAAACTTTCAATATTATCTTGAAGTTTTAAAAAAGCACGGTTTCTTTGTAAATAAAAATCGACCTTGGGAGCTTGTGGCTGATATCGCCAACCCGTTCATGTTACAATATGCAGCGGTATACGGCTTGAATACAGAGAACGATGTGTTGAAGGTAAATTATCAGCGCTTGGGAGCCTCTGATATCGAGGAGTTAAAAAGATTTGCTTTTGATTTGTATAATGAGCTGTCCTTGACCAAAAGGTTTGTAAGAACGGTGGTGAACAATAGAAAAGCTAGGGTCTGTCGAAAGACAATTAGGTTTGAAGAGATAGAACAAATATACCCTGAGAACTTTTGGCTTGACAAATATATTGATATAAGGTATGCTGAACAAGAACTTCCAATCAGTGAAGGTGATATTGTTAGTCTTAAAAAGAATATTCCCTCTATTTTAGCGACACAGGGTATGACAGCAGCGCTGACCCTCATCAATGATAAATTGAATGGGTTTGCGAACTATAGCGGCTCTTTTGCAAAGATTGTTGTGGACCGTGAATCTATTCGAACTGGTAGAAACCTTAGCCCCACATATTAATGATTTTTCAGACACTTGACAACAAAGAAGAGTGTGTCGGCGTTTACTGTAACAATGAGTTGCATTTTGACGCTGTTCCCGAGGGACTGACGCACACTTGGAACTACTCTGCCTTCCTTCGTGACAGGAGGGATATGGAGTATGCTTTTCTATATGCCCAGAAGCCTCTAGAGGGCACCTGTCCGCGCGATCTCGCTGAGGAGTGGGAAACTATCAATGGAAGAATGAAGGCGTTCCTACGTGCCTTTACGGCGGCTAAAATAGACCTTACCGAAAACTGCTTCTTTGACCTCGTAAACGAGCGCTTTCTGCGAGAGTATTGCGAGATGAAAAACAAGATTACTGAGTATGTTTTTAAAAACTACCATAAGCCCGACAACTATGATTTTCTGGTAGACCTGACTAAGGTGCTCCACGATATTAAACATCGTAAGCTCCAGGTCGACCCCTGGGCTCTCCGCGACCTCATGCACCAGAAGCGAACGAGGGACTTTACAAAGAAGCTAGGTCATATTTCACTTTCGTGCGACTACAATATCTTTGGGACAAAGACTGGGCGCCTGACCACAAAGAAGAACAGCTTTCCAATCCTCACAATGGACAAGAAGTTTCGCAAGGTCGTCACGCCGACCAACGACTGGTTTGTCTCTCTTGACTTCAACGGTGCAGAGCTGCGCACGTTTCTAGCTTTGTCCGAGATGGAGCAGCCTGACTTTGATGTCCACGACTGGAACCGCCAGAACGTCTATGACAGCCTTGGAACCAGAGAAGAAGTTAAGGAAAGATTCTTTGCGTGGCTTTACAATCCAAGGTCCAAGGACAACGTTGCTGAGCGAGTATACGACAAGGGTGCGGTCATAAACAAGCACTGGGATGGTAGAGCTGTGAAGAATCCGTTTAACAGAACCATTCCAGCTGATGCCCACCACGCAATGAGCTATCTTATTCAGAGCACTTGTTCTGATGTTGTGCTGCGCCAAATGATCAAGTTGGATAAATACCTTCAAGATAAGGCATCACATGTTGCATTTTGCGTCCATGACGAGGTCGTTTTAGATTTAACGGATGGCGAGTGCGCCTTAATCAACGTTTTAGTTGAACATTTCTCAAATACTGCTTTAGGAAAGTTCGGAGTTAATGTAAAATATGGCAAGAGCTATGGGGATATGAGAGAATGGAAACAATAATTGGTCTTGGCAAAGCCGGCTGCAGAATTGCACACAGGTTTGCTCAGTATCCTCAATATGAGGTGTATCAGATGGACGTCGGACTTAAGAGAACACCCAGGACTTATGGCGTCAAAGCATCAGAAGGTCCAGAGAATTTCGAAAAATCAGTAGGCAGTCTCAAGACATTTTTTAAAAATGTTGAAGGAGATGTGTTGTTTGTCGTGTCTGGCTGCGGTATGATTAGCGGCGCATCACTACGGATTTTGGAACAAGTTAAAAAATGTAGATTACATGTGTTGTATATTTTTTCAGACCCTGAATTGATTGGTGAGACTGCGCGACTGCAACAGAGGGTTACTTTTAACGTCTTTCAGGAATATGCACGCTCTGGAGTGTTTGAGAAAGTAGTTTTAATTGATAACACGCGCTTGGAAGAAATATTGGGAGACTTACCTGTAATCGGATTTTATGAACAACTAAACGAATTACTTGTCCCTACTATGCATATGGTCAATGTGCTTTCACACAGCGATAGCGTAATGGACAATATTTCTCCTCCTCATCAGATTAGTCGCATTGTATCCTATGGTCTCGTCGACTTTGAGACAGGTGAAGAAAAAATGTTTTTTGATCTTGACAACGTGCGAGAAAAAGTGTATTATTATGCTATCAATGAAAAAAAGTTAAAGACTCAAGGGGATATTCATAAACGGGTCATAGCACAGGTAAAAGAAAACGCCAAAAATACTAAGACCACTTATGGGATATACCCCACTCAATATGACGAAGACTACGTTTATTGCGTAGCCTACAGCTCAATCGTTCAAGAAAAATAGTTCTTGACATATACCCCAAATTTTGATATAATCAATGGTAGAAGTCGGGAAGATTTGCTCGACTTACTATAACCAATAAAGGAAAAAAACAATATGGGAATCAATCTAGAAAAGATGCGAGCAAAGCTCGCTGCAGTGCAGAACAATGGAGATAGCTCTAAGAGTGCCTTTTGGCGCCCGAACGACGGTAACCAGACAATTCGTGTGGTGCCTACCGAAGACGGCGACCCCTTCAAGGAGGTCTATTTTCACTATAATGTAACTAAGGGTGGTATTCTATGCCCTAAGCGTAACTTCGGGGACTCGTGTCCTATCTGTGACTTTGCTTCCAATCTATGGCGTGAAGGTGCAGATAAGAATGATGAGTCCTCCAAGAAGATGGCAAAGAGCCTCTTCGTGCGACAGCGCTTCTTTAGCCCGGTTCTTGTCCGTGGCGAGGAGACTGACGGTGTTCGTTGGTGGGGCTATGGCAAGACTGCCTATGAGAGTCTGCTGAATCTAGTGCTAAACCCAGATTACGGTGATATCACCGATACTGATGAGGGAACTGACCTCGTGCTCCAGTATGGCAAGCCCGCTGGTGCCCAGTTCCCGCAAACGAAGCTGCAGCCTCGCCGTCGTTCCTCGCCCCTCTCTGAGGATACGGATACGACGACGATGTACCTCAACTCCATTCAGGATATCATGGAGCTTTTCGAGCGCAAGAGCCCTGATGAGGTTGAGAAGCTTCTAGAAGAGTTTATTTCTGGTGGTGTTGACGCTGAGGGTAACTCTACGGAGACCGTACAGTATGCGAACAACAACACTGACTCGGTGGACAATGCATTCAACGAGCTGATGAACGCTTAATTCAGAACCGCAGGGGGGCACGGGTTACAGGTGCCCCATTTCTTTTGGAGGTAGAATGAATACGGTAGATTTTGAGGCGCTGCAAGCGCAAGAAGACAAGGTATTGGCAGAATTGGATGCGAATACACCATATAATAACCCTTATGACGATTTTGCTGATGCCCTTCGCACCGGGGATTGTCGACGATTCATTACTGGCTTTAAGGAGGTAGACTATACGGACCTTATAGAGCGCCAGGTTGCAGAAAGAATTTTTGACAAAGTTCGCTGCAAGGAGTATCTAATCCCTCTTATCAAGCGGGACGGACTCCAAAACCCTCCACTGGTCGAGGAGGCATCTCACAGTCCGGGTAATTTCAACATGCTTACGGGTCATCACCGAGCCTACTCGATGGATCAGCTTGGCGAGAAGATACCAGTTATTACCGTCTCGAAGAACTATAACATTACTGGTGGCAGTGTGCCCGCTGATATTAATATAGTTCAAGGTGTCCAGGCAAATAAGCCACAGACACATAGGACATACAATCGCAAGGACGCTGTCTACATTTTATCAGAGGCACTAAGGATGAACCCCACCCAGGATGGTCGCTACACCGGCACGGGTATTCCACCCAGGGAGACTAGTAACGGAAGTTTTAGCTTTGATGACCTTGTAGACCGGGTCATGGGTCCAGATCGTTTTCCCCACAAGGGCACGCGAACAAAGATTTACAAAGAGCTTGTTGATGCTCCTAACCGTGCAAAGCTCGTCGAAATTGATGACGCTGCGCTGACCGCTCATCTTCAGTCTATTGGTTGGAACCCAGGTCTGCGCCAAAATGCTCGCGGAAAGCTAACACGCTGCGCTTCGGATGAACACTTTGACACTGCCAACAATGCAATGATTGTTGCGGTCGACGATAATGGGCGCCACCTTCAAGAAAAGGTATTTGGTATTGTAGAACGTTATCATTCCGACGACGAGTATCGTAATAATCTACAAAATAACAACATTCGGCATATCAACATTGCTGCTAGAATTTATAAGCCTTCGACTGACAAGGCAGCCCTAGATTCTGCACGCAATAAGTTTCTAAATCGAGTTAGAGATATGAATACTCTTTTGAGCAAGTTGAATGTAAGCTTGGACATTAAGTTTGTGTCCTTTGCCAAGCAGCTAAAGACTGCTGCAGATACCCACACTACATACACGGTATAGATGCCTAAGACTCCACTCCGATATCCTGGTGGAAAGTCTCGTGCTGTAAAGCACATCCTCCCTCTCATCCCCGAGGACATAACGGAGCTTTGCTCTCCGTTCCTCGGGGGTGGGTCGGTGGAGCTTGCTGTTGCTGCCCGAGGGACACCCGTCCACGCTTACGACATCTTTGAACCACTCGTGTGGTTCTGGGATGCTCTGCTAACAGACCCCCGTTTGCTGGCGATTTGTGCGGATTCTTACCGAAAAGAGCATCCTGACTTTGAAGGGCACGAAGGACTTCTAAAAGAGGATTTTATACGTCTTCGGAACGAGCTGAGAGAGAGCGACCGCTTCTCTTTTACTAACGCAGCCAAGTTCTACGCAATCAATCGGAGTAGCTTTTCCGGGGCAACGTTCTCCGGTGGTTGGTCAAAGCGCGCATCCTACAAGCGCTTCACCGACAGCTCCATTGACCGTATCTACAACTTCCGAGAGCCCAACATAACAGTTAATTGTGAAGATTTTAAAACTTCAATTAACAAACACCCTGGCGCATTCCTATATTGCGACCCGCCATACCTGCTTGGAGAGGACAAGGACAAGCTATATGGTGACCAGGGCAGCACGCACGCAGGCTTTGACCACAGAGCCCTCTACGACATCCTCAGCCAACGTTCTGGCTGGGTCTTGTCCTACAACGATTGCGAAGAAATCCGAGACCTCTACAACAATTATGAAATCCGCGAAGCCGAATGGGCTTACGGGATGAAAAACGTTGGAGGCAAAAAGATGGGTAAGTCCTCAGAGATACTAATTATAGGGTGATGCGAATGAAAATTCTTTTAGAAAATTGGCGCCATGTAATATCTGAGGCAACATCCGATGAGGTAAGGGATGCACTTTTGACTGCGGTGCGAACCCAAGCTGAGAAAGCAGAGGTGCTAAAATCCAGTGGTCGCTCAGCTATTTTTACAAATACTGGAAGCCGGCAAGATCGACAGAAGATCTTATCGTTTGTTAAAGATAACCTGCAGCTGCCTGGTTTTGATTTAGAGATCCAGGCGGGAACAAAGAGAGACGGCAGCGGACTTTACAGAATTTACGTTCTTAGAGATGGTCAGCCAGTCTATTTTGTTGAGTTAAAGCAGGGCTCAGAGGGTAAACTAAGCGCCACTAAATTTGAGGAAAACCTAGTTAACGCCATCAACGCTTCAAGCGGAATTGATTGTGGAGAGTCCCTACCCGGCGCCGGTAGTCAATTTGATGAATTGGCAATGCAGGTCATATCAAAGATTGATAGCCCTGCATTAAAAGGCAAGTGCTTTGAAAAGCTAAAACAAAGGGGTGACCTAACGCAACTATACAAAGAGCAGGGTGTAAAAAGCCGGGAACCTAAAACTGATATTATATCCAAAGATGGCAGCGTGCGTATTTCAGTCAAGAAAAAGGGTGGACAATTTATTAGTGCCCAGGCTAATGAAACAAGGGCTGTTTTTTTGGCTGTAATTAACGCTAGCAGTCAAGCTCGCTCTCGGATGGCTGATGTGGTCAGAGACTATTTTGATGTTAAAAAAGGATATGCCCAGCTCAAAGGTCGACAGCCTAATGAAAAAGAGAAGATCAAGATGGTGCGACAGTTCCTACTAAATAGGCTTCTTAACTTTGGCGGTAAGGAGCGTTCGGAGGCGCTCGTGCGCGAAGCCGCACTGGGTGAACATAAATTTACAGACCCCCGCTCAGTTCCAAATTATTTCTTAATTTGGGATGATAGTGGAAATGGAGAGCTTTACGAGGCAAACAAGTTTATCAAAAAGATAGCACCCAGCGTAAAGTTCGACGTTCGTGGGCGAGGCGGTGTTCGGGGCTTAGCTCTCCGAGCCGATATGTAAAAATCAAGAACGTTTTGTCTTGATTTTCATAGCACTCTGTGCTATAATAAAACAAACTAAAACGAGGTGAAAATGGCTAGAGTTTCAAAAGCCAAGACAGGAAAGCTGTCTTTGGCGGATATGAGAAATCTTATTAATAAAAAGGCGGGCATGAACGTTGCCCACGACCTAACAGAAGAAAATCCAACCGAAGTAAAGGACTGGATTCCGACCGGCTCACGTTGGCTGGACTCCATCATCTGCCGAGGAAAGCTCGGTGGTATCCCTGTCGGCAAGGTCGTAGAGATCGCCGGCTTAGAGGCTACAGGCAAGTCCTATATGGCAGCACAGATTGCCGGCAACGCCCAGAAGATGGGTATGGACGTGGTATACTTTGATTCAGAGTCCGCTATTGACCCGACCTTCCTTGTAAAGGCTGGATGCGACCTGGAAAGCCTATTGTATGTCCAGGCAGCGTCCGTAGAATTCGTGCTGGAGACCATCGAGGAAATCCTCGGAGCAACAGACAATAGAGTTTTGTTTATCTGGGATTCTCTCGCACTAACTCCAGCTATTTCTGACGTAGAGGGCGACTTCAACCCACAGTCGTCAATGGCTGTCAAGGCACGTATCCTTGCCAAGGGTATGTCCAAGCTCACGCAGCCTATTGCCAATACGCAATCTACATTCCTGGTCCTCAACCAGCTGAAGACTAATATCACACGTATGCCAGCGGAGGCTATGACCACCCCCTACGTGACGCCAGGCGGAAAAGCGATGATCTATGCGTATTCGCTCCGCGTGTGGCTTACAGGGCGTAAGGCGAAGGCTTCTTTCGTCACTGACGACAACGGTTTCCGCATTGGTTCCGAGGTCAAGGTGAAGCTAGAAAAGTCTCGCTTTGGTACTCAGGGGCGACAGTGTAATTTCAAGATTCTTTGGGGTGACCAAATTGGCATCCAAGACGACGAGAGCCTATTCGACGCCATCAGGGGTTCCTCTCACATCTCCCAGCGAGGCGCTTGGTATGAACTTGATATGGGCGATGGAACGTCCCAGAAGTTCCAGGCATCCCGCTGGATGGAGTATATGGCAGAGGAGAAATTCAAGGCTCGTGTGCTCGAAGTAATGGACGAAGAGGTAATCTTCAGGTTTGACCAGAGGCAAGGAAATGCTGCAGATTTTTACGAACCTGATAACGATTAGTCTTGACTTTCTGGCTACAGTGTTGTATTATTTAGACACTGAGGAGCCTCCATGGTTATTACTAAGCGTCATCGGCGCCACCTTGATCTGGCGAAGCGTATTGCGAATAATTCAGATTTTCACGAATACCGCCACGGCGCTGTACTCGCTCGTGGTAAGACCGTAATTAACGTTAGCGCTAATAAGAACAGCTACAAGTCGTGGGGTCAGCGATTCCGACATCGGAACGAAGGTCACGCCACGCATCACGCAGAACTCGGTTGCATCCTAGGTGTGGATAGATCCCTCACCCAGGGTGCAACTGTGTATGTGGCTCGTGTTGGCAAGGCAGGGGCTACGCGCCTCTCAAAGCCTTGCTCAATGTGTGAATCAGCTATGCGACACGTTGGCATCAAAGAAGTTATCTACACCATCAACGACGAAGAAGTAGGAAGAATGAAACTATGAAGCGAGTTATGATTATTGACGCCCTGAATATGTATTTCAGAGCTTATATCGTAGACCCAAGCATCTCCACTAACGGAGAACCCATCGGGGGCATCAAGGGATTTGTTAAGATTCTCCAGAAGATGTGTCGCGAGATGAAGCCAGACCAGGTAGTCATCTGTTGGGACGGTGCCGGCGGTAGTAATAAGCGCCGAGCACAAAATAAGAACTATAAGTCTGGACGAAAGCCCATTCGCCTTAACCGCAGCGTTCGCAACATGTCGCTCGACGAGGAGATGGAAAACAAGGTGTGGCAACAAACAGAGCTTTTTGAGCTTCTTAATAATATGCCCGTCATTCAGTTTATGTTTCCCGAGGTCGAAGCTGACGATGTGATCAGTGCCGTGGCACAAGCCCCAGTCTATGAAGGCTGGCAAAAGGTCATTATCTCCTCCGATAAGGACTTTATTCAGTTGCTGGGCTCTGATGATGTGGTTCTGTATCGTCCTATCCAGAAGCAGTTTCTAAACCGTATCAGAGTTATTGAAGAATATGGCATCCACCCAACAAACTTCGCGATGGCACGAGCGATGGTTGGAGACCCAAGTGACAACCTAGCAGGTATTAGGGGCATCGGTCTACCATCCGTCGCAAAGCGTCTAAATTTTCTTCAAGAAGGAAAATCCTTTACTTTCAGTGACATCTACGAACACTGTGAAAACGTAGAAAAGAAACTTAAAATTCACACGAATATTCTTGAAAATAAAGCTGTAATTGAAGATAATTATAAGCTCATGCAGTTGTATTCTCCCGCGATTTCTGTGCAAAGTAAAGAGAAAATTAAGTATACGCTTGAAAACGCCGATATGGGATTTAATAAAACGGGCATCACAAAGATTATGTACGAGATTGGCTTTGGGGAGCTAAACTGGTCGGATCTGGCGGCAACAATGAGAAGAATTTCTCTTGAAAATTCTTGAGATTTATGTATAATACAATGGTAGGGGGTTCGATGACGAACAACGACAAGGTTGACTTTAGCAGGTTTGGCAAATCGTTCCAGGAAAGCCTGTGTCAACTTGTCCTGCAGGACCGTCCGTTCGCAGACCAGATTTCAGAAGTTCTGGACTACAACTTCTTTGAGCTAAAATATCTTCAGGTCTTCATCAAGAAGATATTCTCGTATCGTGACAAGTATGGCGTCCATCCGTCGCCCAAGATTATGCTTACGATTCTCCGGTCTGACCTGGAGAATGAAAACGACGCGATTCAAAAGCAGATTCGTGATTATTACGCCCGCATCTATGACCAAGACATCCGCGACAGCAAGTATATCAAGGATACGTCGCTTGAGTTTTGCAAGAAGCAGAAGCTCAAGGAAGCAATGCTCAAGTCTGTGGAATTGCTACAGAATTCTTCATTTGACGAGATTGCCAAGACCATCAACGACGCCCTAATCCTGGGTTCCGACAACGACTTCGGATATGACTACTTCAAGGACTTTGAAGCCCGCTTTCAGTTCAAGGCTCGCAATCCGATTGGCACCGGCTGGAAGGAGATGGACGATATTTGCAAGGGCGGCTTGGGCAAAGGCGAGTTGGGTGTGGTTATCGCCCCAACCGGCGCAGGCAAGTCAATGGCGCTTGTACATATCGGCGCTCAGGCTGTAAAAGCAGGCAAAACTGTGGTATATTATACTCTAGAATTGCAGGACACCGTGGTCGGTGGGCGGTTCGACAGTTGCCTCACAGGACTACCCTTGAACGAGCTAATTCCTCTCAAAGAACAGATTTATGAAATGGTGAAAGATGTTCCTGGGGAACTAATTATTAAGGAATACCCCACTCGGTCAGCGAGCACAAATACAATCAAGGCGCATTTGGAAAAGCTGCGAAATCGGGGTGTCGAGGTGGACATGGTCTTGGTTGATTACGCTGACCTTTTGCGCCCTGCGTCGGTGCAGCGAGAGCGTCGTCACGAACTAGAGAACACATACGAGGACTTGCGCGGAATGGCGCAGGAGTTCAAGATGTGCCTGTGGACCGCATCACAGACAAACCGCTCCGGTCTCAACGCCGAAGTCATCACAATGGAGTCAATCTCAGAAGCTTTCAACAAGTGTTTCGTGGCTGACTTCATCTTCTCAATCTCTCGGACGATTGAAGACAAGGTGGTAAATGGTGGTCGCGTGTTCATCGCCAAAAACAGAAATGGTCCAGACGGACTAGTATATCCAATTTTTATGGATACCTCAAATGTATCTATTAAGGTGTTGCCACCGGCAACTGAAGAAACACTAAATGCTTCTCAGGCACCCTCTTCAAAGGAGCAGTCGCAACATCTTTTTGATAAGTATAAGAAGTTCAAGAAGCAGGGAGCAAAGAAAAATGTATAGCGAAGAAGAGGTTAGAGCAAAGACTTTAGAGTATTTCGGTGGTGATGAACTTGCCACCAACGTCTTTATGACAAAGTATTGCCTTAAGGACAAGCAGGGCAATCTTACAGAACTCACGCCAGATGATATGCATGTTCGTATGGCAAAAGAGTTTGCTCGAATTGAAGAGAAGTTTGGTGGCTCTGATGCACTCTCATATGAAGAGATTTATGAACTTTTAAGAGGATTTAACAAGGTGGTCCCTCAAGGGTCACCTATGATGGGTATTGGAAATAATTATGTTAACGTTTCTCTCTCAAATTGTGTCGTGGTGGACAGTCCTGCTGATAACATTTCTTCCATCATGGATGCTGGTAAGCACCTCGCCAATTTATTTAAGCGCCGTTGCGGTGTTGGTCTTGACCTTAGCAATCTTCGCCCTCAAGATACTCCTGTCAATAATTCAGCTGGGACGACTACTGGCGCTTGGAGCTTTGCTGACCTGTATTCTTATATTTGTCGTATGATTGGGCAGAACGGTCGTCGAGGCGCCCTGATGATCAGCATGGACGTCCGTCACCCCGATGTGACGGAGTTCATCAAGATGAAGCACGACCTTACTAAGGTCACTGGAGCAAACGTCTCAGTTCGTATTACGGACGACTTTATGAGGGCTGTGATGAACGATGAAGACTATGAGCTTCATTTCCCCGTGGGGGCACCCGCCCCTCAATATACCACGATTGTAAAGGCGCGCGACGTCTGGCACGACATTGTAGAGTCTGCCACCAAGACTGCTGAACCCGGCATTCTTATGTGGGACAACATCACAAAGAACTTACCAGCCGAGTCTTACAGCGCTCAGGGGTTCAAGACCCTGACGACCAACCCCTGCGGTGAGATTCCATTATCAGCGTATGATAGCTGTCGCCTTATCTCAGTCAACCTTAAGAACTTTGTTAAGCAGCGCTGGACGGAGCACGCTCACTTTGATCTAGAGGAGTTTGCGGACACTGTACGCAAGGCTATGCGCCTCTCTGACGACCTTGTGGAGCTAGAGGTAGAAAAGCTAGAGTCTATCCTTCGTGCCGCTGACACGCCGGATGAGCGCGAGCTATGGACCAACCTACTTGAGGCATGCACTAAGGGTCGCCGCACCGGTCTCGGAACCCATGGCTTGGCAGACGCCATTGCCGGTCTAGGGATGGCTTACGACTCACCCGAGGCGCTAGAGGTTATTGACCGCATCTATGAGACCCTCAAGGTTACCGCTTATAGCCAGAGCGTGGAGCTGGCAAAACAGCGCGGAGCTTTCCCTGTTTTTGATTGGGAGACAGAGTGTGATAACGGGTTCATTCAGTCTCTTCCACAAGACCTACAGGACGCCATCAAGGAGTCTGGAAGAAGGAACATTTCTATTCTTACCAACGCCCCTACCGGCAGCGTCTCGATTATGTCACAGACCAGCTCTGGACTTGAGCCTGTTTTTCGTAACTGGTACACCAGAAGGCGCAAGCTTTCTCACAACGAGACCGACCAAGAGGCTGATTTCGTTGACGAGCTAGGCGATCGTTGGAAAGAGTTTAGGGTATTTCACCACAATGTGAGAGAATACCTACAGCAGCATCGACTAAGCGATGATCAAGTGCCAGCCTTCTTCACCGAAAGCGATGGCATTGACTGGCAGCAGAGGGTCAAGATTCAGTCTGCGATTCAGCAGCACATTGATCACTCCATCAGTTCAACGATCAACCTACCCAAGGGGACAGACCCCTCTACGGTCGCCGAGCTTTATCTGGAGGGCTGGAAGCTGGGTCTTAAGGGAATCACCGTCTACGTGGACGGTTCCCGCTCCGGTGTCCTTGTAACCAACGAGGAAGAGACCAAGGAAGATTTCCCACAGCACGGTGCGCCAAAGCGCCCCAAGGAGCTGCCCTGCGACATCCATCATACCACAATCGGTGGAGAAAAGTGGGTGTTTCTTGTGGGGCTCTGGGAAGGCAAGCCCTATGAGGTCATGGGCGGCTTAGCAAACTTGATCGAGATTCCAAGAAAGTATAAGACTGGAATGATCGTTAAGCATCCTCGCAAGACAATGAACTCTGTATATGACCTACGATTTGGCGAAGGTGAAGATGAGGTTCTCATCAAGAATGTTGTAAAGGTGTTCGACAATCCCAATAACTCAATCTTTACCAGAATGATTTCACTATCACTACGACACGGAGCGAAGATTAATTATGTTGTGGAGCAGTTACAAAAGAATAGAGAGAGCGATATGTTTAGTTTTTCTAGATGTATTGCTCGTATCCTCAAGAATTATATCAAGGATGGAGAACGCGCTTCTGAAAAAACTTGCCCCTCGTGTGGCGCCGAAGGACTAATATACGTGGAGGGATGCGCAACTTGCACTCAGTGCGGGTATGCGAAATGTGGTTAAATTTTCTCCTATGAGGCTGTATAATAGAACAGCAAAACTAGGAGGAGACCATGAAGTTCAATCACTTGTTGCCACGCCACCTTGCAGAGGGGCGTTGCCCCGGAACTGATAGAATGCACCGTTGGAAGCCCACGCAGGTTAATGCGACACCGGGTGACTATATGAGCATTAGTTTTGTGTGTAGCCACTGCAAAGAGCGCGCCGGTAACTTCATTACAATAGAGCAATATAGATTACATGCAGAGAACTTAGAAAGAGAGTGTGAATTATGATGTTAAACCCTAGAAATCGTCACCTATTAGTAATTCCCCAGGATGAGGAGGAACAAGATGAGGAGCGCGCTGTGCTCTTACCTGAGAACTATCGCAAACCTCAGTCCCCTTACGCAGCTGTTTCAGTTCTGTCAGTTGCCCCCGATGTCTCCCAGCTGCTAATGGCTGGTGATACCCTAATGGTAGAACGATCTATGCTAAAAGAGGTGACTTTTGAGGGAGAAACCTTCTATTTAGTATTGGAAAACTATATTTTAGGAATAGTAGAACGGGAAGTATAAACCATGAAGCTTAAAGACTTACGAACACTCATTAAAGAGGTAAAGGGCGAAAAGAAGGTCATCGTCTATGAGGCGAAGTTCTCTCATGTTCGCCAGATCATGATGGGCGTCATCCCGCGCATTAACACAGTGGGCATTTTGACAGCCGAGAACCCTGGCGGAAAGCCTGCGGATCGTAAGTCTAACGCGCAAAGTATGAAAGCACTAGAGCGTGACCTTCGTGGTATGAACTATGGCTTTCACAAGATTCAGGGCAAGTTTGGATCCGATGAGGATTCTCTACTTGTGCCAAATATGAGCCGCGAAGATGTTGCAGCCCTCGGCATCAAATACGGTCAGGAAGCCGTCATTTGGGGCGAGAAGCTAACAGACGACAACGACGACCCCTTCTTCCGCTTCTCCTATATTGAGGGAGACGACACGATTCAGAATCGCGATGTAAGTCTATCTGGTGCCGAGGTCCAATCCCGAGACGATTACTTCTCTCAGGTGCAGGGTCGCAAGTTTTTTATTCCCTTTTTCGACGACGCTTACGAGGGCGCTAAGTTTGAGCGAGGCGATGGCGTCCAGGTCACTTATCGTGACGAGGAGGTTCCGGAGGACCCAGAGGCTCGCAAACTAGCTGAGTCTCTCAAGCGCCGCTCTGACTTCCTCACAGAATCTACGAGAACCAAAAAATCGCACTGGCATCATCGCGGAATGATAAACGTAGAATTCAAGAAGCTACAAGAACTAATCAACAAGAGGTAAATGTGAAGAAGAGTATTGAACTTTTCGGTGATGGCATCGGAAAGGTTGAGTATGTCCAGCATATGGGCGACGATATTACAGTTGTAAATTCAGCAAGAGTTTCTTTTGGAAAACAAAAAGAAGAGGTCGATGCCAAAGATAAGAAGCTAATTAAATATCTTATTAGGCATCGCCACACATCAACTTTGGAGCATAACAGTGTCACTTTCCGTTTTTGCGTTCCTTTATTTATTCGTAGTCAGCACCACCGTCATCGCACTTGGTCGTATAATGAGATATCCAGGCGGTATACCGATGTTGACCTCCGATTTTATGAGCCACTGGCTTTCAGGACGCAGCACAAATCAAATCGACAAGCGTCAAACGCCGAAGAACTGATTAACCCTCGCATTAGCCACGCCCATCCAGAAATGACACACGCCGTGACCACCCCGGCGGCAGACTTGGTGCGCAAGCACCACAAGGAATCAGTGGATCTGTTTGATAAACTACTTTACGCCGGTGTCTGCCGAGAGCAAGCCCGTGGCGTCTTGCCTCAAAATCTCTACACCGAATACTACGGCACCGTAAATCTAAACAATCTTTTGAAGTTCATTGACCTCCGAACCCATGATGGAGCACAGTGGGAGATTCAGCAGGTCGCTAAGGCTTGTCTTGATATCGCAACGGATTTGTGGCCAATTACGGTTGGAGCATACCGAGATATAAGGCAGCCTAGTGAAGATTAAGGACCACGAATACGAATACGAGAGGCTGGCAATCGGGGGAACTCTGCCAGCCTTTTTGTTTTGCTATTATGGCGCAGTGCCAAGTATAAATGTTGAGCTAAAAAAGCCATTTATGTTTGAGGAGGCAGGGGTCCTACAAGGAGTATTTGGGGACACCAAACGAGACGTTTTAGAGCGCCTAGGCACATCGCTGTCAATATCAGGACTCCTCCCCTTCGCCGGCACCACTAAATCCATCCGCATCATCGACGAGAACACTCTGGAAGCTTACTCCGAGGCAAGAAAAGTAAAAGTCAAGTTTGACGAGCTGATTATATTTGACGAGACTGGAATACAGGGGTTGCCCAAAGTCAAAAAGCGAGTAAAGAAGAAATATAAAGTATATGACTGGCTCTTTGCGAAGCAAGGCAAGAAGCACGAGCACCGAATGCTAGCCTCCGACGACGATTTTGTTAAGGAGGTGATATTTCACTCCTCTTTCAAACCCTTCGCACAAAAGGAGTGGTATGACCCAGTCGCCATTTCGTATATGAACGAAAAACAACTCCACGATGTGAACTATGGAGAGAACCTAGCGCGCCTGAAGGTCACAGCCATGATGAAAGAGGCGGGAATACGGGGCGCAGCCAATGGCTATGACACGCGAAAGCCCGATAGGCGGCTATACTACGCTGTTAAGCTAGAGCACGATCACCGAGAGGTAGAGACAATCGGACGAGACATTCATCAGAACACCAAAACAATAAAGTTCAACCACCAGACCGAAGAGGAGATAGAAAAGAACTTTCTTGACACGTACCCAAAGCGTGTGTATAATAAGATATGCTTGAAAACGGACTAAATCACCCAAATGCGTTTCATTTGGCTGGAGTAATCCCTGTATCGGTGGAACAATCAGACTTTGGAATGGAGTGGTCAGACTGTCTGACCCCTATCGCACCCAACTATACGGCTATTGAGCGTGCTGTGACAGAATGCGCCTGGGCAGGCTGTGAAACCATCTGGATCGTCTGTAACGACGATGTAAGCCCGCTTATCCGTCATCGTCTGGGTGAGTTTGTGATGGATCCGGTGTATTTTAACCGAATGGACCCATTTCCATCAGAACGGCGCAAGCGTATCCCGCTTTACTACGTCCCAATCCATCCATACGACAGGGGACGCAGGGATTGCCTGCCGTGGTCTATTCTATATGGTGCGTATCGGGCTTTTAAGGTCTGCGATAACATCAGCAAGTATCTGGCGCCCCGAATGTACTACGTAGCGTTCCCCCAAGCGGTATACCCGACAGAACTAATACGTCCGCACCGCAAAGATATTTCATCCGAGCGTCCATTCTTTTTGAGATACCAAGGAAACACAGTCAAGAATGGCTCATATCTCGGATTCAGCTTTGACGAAAAAGGCTACAAGCATCTCCGCGACATTGTGAGAATGCGCCGCAAAGACCTCATCAAGGCAGAGTTAATGGAGGGAAAAAACCCCGCCAAAAATTTTAAGCTTGACACTATCTTCCAACATGTTATAATGGAAGACGCAAAGGTGGTCGAGGTCCCTTGGTATCATCCCATCGACAATTGGGACAATTATTGCGCATATATGGGCTCCGAAGACCGCAAAGAGGTCAAGCACCCAGGACCACACATTCTTAAATACCACGAATACAACAGGATTGGATACGAACCAGATGACGATTAACAGAGCAGAACCAGGCATTCTATTTGCAGGCTTGCACGCACATAGCGTGGCAGGCTCCATCTTTGATGCAATCGGGCATCCCCCCGAGCATATGGACTTTGCCTATAGCAATGGAATGGACGCTCTTGCTCTTACGGACCACGGCAATATGAACGGGCTCGCAGGACAAGTCCTTCACGCCCAGAAGATGCAAGCCGAAGGCAAGGACTTCAAGCCAATCTTCGGTATGGAGGCATACTTTATTCCCTCCATCTCCGAGTGGCGTGAGGAGTACGAGCGTGTGCGCGCAGAGAAGAAGGCAAAGAAGGGTGAAGACGATGTATCCGGCACGACCGTAGAGGACGAGAACGCTTCCAAGCGAGCCGTAAAGAACATTCTCAACCGACGTCGCCACCTCGTCCTGCTTGCGCAGAACCAGCAGGGGCTTGAGAATCTTTTCAAGCTCGTGTCCGAGAGCTACAAGCCCGAGAACTTCTATCGATATCCCCGAGTTGATTACAAAATGCTTGAAAAGTACGGAGAAGGCGTTATCGCGTCCTCTGCGTGCCTCGGCGGTGTTTACGCAGGTAACTATTGGGAAAACAGGGAAGAGGGCAGAGAAGCCGTCCTAGAGGCTATGAGGGACACCACCCGACGAATGGTCGGCATCTTTGGTGACCGTTGGTATGGCGAACTGCAGTGGAACAACGTTCCCGAGCAGCATGACCTAAACGAGTTTATTATTCAGATACACAAGGAGTTTGACATTCCGCTCATCTCCACGGCTGACAGTCACTATCCCAACCGCAACGCCTGGAAGGACCGTGAGCTTTACAAGCGCCTCGGCTGGCTCGGTAAGGGTAAGCCCGACTGGGCAGACGGCACAGAGCTTCCACTCAGCGTTGAGGAGATTGGCTACGAACTCTATCCCAAGAACGGCGACGAGATGTTTGAGTCTTACAAGCACTATTCTAAGATGGTGGGTCGGGAGTATGACGACGACCTCGTGCTGAACTCGCTGACGGAAACTTATCACATCGCACACGGCAGGATTGAAACATTCTTCCCTGACACGACCGTCCGCCTTCCCGACTTCGTTGTCCCCGAGGGCGCAACAGCCGCTGGAGCGCTGCGCAAGATGTGCTTCGAGGGACTGCGAGATATCAACGAGCAGAACAACCCGGAGTATATCAACCGGCTCAACCACGAACTGGACGTCATTGAAGACCGTGGGTTTAGCAAATACTTCTTGACAATGAAGGCTATTGCCGACCGCGCCAACGACATGATGCTCACCGGTCCAGGTCGTGGTTCTGCCGCTGGTGCTCTGGTGGCTTATGTCCTGGGCATCACCCAGATCGACCCGCTCAAGTATGGACTGCTATTCTCTCGATTCCTGCGGTCAGACGCCAAGGACTATCCAGACATTGACTACGACGTCGCTGAGCCAATGTATCTCAAGGAGCAGCTGGTGGAAGAGTGGGGTGATACCACAGTGGTCCCCATCAGCAACTGGAACACACTTCAGCTGCGAAGTCTTATCAAGGATATCAGCAAGCTCTACAATATTCCGTTTACTGAGGTGAATGCAGTCACAGGCAAGATGCTGCGTGAGGCGACACCGGCTGCCAAGAAGGCACACGGCATCACAGCTGGTGTGTATGTTCCGACCTTTGAGGAGGTCAAGCAGTACAGCAAGAGCCTTCAGGACTTCCTGCGAAAGCATTCTAGTGTGGCTGACCACATTGACGTGCTCTACGGACAGGTCCGCTCGTGCTCCCGTCACGCTGGTGGTGTGGTGATTGCTGAGGAGCTAGACCGATACATGCCTCTGATTAACAGCAAGGGCGTCCGACAGACGCCTTGGTCCGAGGGGCAGAATGTTCGCCACCTAGAGCCGATGGGGTTCATCAAGTTTGACCTCCTTGGTCTATCGACCCTGCGAATGGTCGAGGGTGCTATTCGACACGTCCTCAAGCGTCATCATGACATCGAGGAGCCGACGTATCACCAGATTAAGGAATACTATGATAATAACCTACATCCTGACAAGATTGATCTTGATGATCAGGACGTTTATGAAAACATCTTCCACGCTGGTAAGTGGGCGGGGGTCTTCCAGTTCACAGAGACTGGCGCACAAGACTTCTGCAAGCGAGCAAAGCCAAAGAGCATCATTGACCTCGCAGCCATCACCTCAATCTACCGCCCAGGACCCTTGAGCGCCGGCGTTGACCGGTCCTACGTAAACGCCAAGGAGAACCCCTTGGATGTTAAGTATCTGCACCCACTGGTGGAGGAGCTTACCAAGGAGACTTACGGGTTCCTCATTTTCCAGGAGCAGATTGCAATGCTGGCTCACAAGCTGGGCAAGGATGTCTCCCTGGACGAAGGAAACCTGCTGCGTAAGGTGCTGACCAAGAAGGGCACTGGCAAGGGTGCGCAAGCCAAGCGCAAGATTCATGACAAGTTCATTGCTGGCTGCGTGGAAAAGGGCATTCGTAAGATGGATGCCGAAGAACTATGGAAGACATTTGAATACTTCTCAGGCTATGGTTTCAACAAGTCTCACGCCGTGTCGTATTGTGTCCTGTCCTATCAGTGTGCGTGGCTGCTCAACTATTATCCCGCTGAGTGGATTGCAGCCTTCCTAGACAAGGAGCCTGAGACTCGTAAGGAGAAGGCAATTAACATCGCCAAGAGCCAAAACTTCGATATCGAAGGGCTAAACATCAACACGTCTGGCAAGGTCTGGGAAATTTCTGAGGATGGCAACACACTCATTCAGCCCCTGTCTTCTTGTAAGGGTATCGGTGACGCAGCCATTGATCAGATTGTGGCACACCGTCCTTATAACACAGTAGAGGAGTTTCTGTTCAATGAGGAGATGGTCTACTCTAAGGTCAACAAGCGAGTGCTCGACATTCTTATTCGGTCAGGCGCAATGGACCCGCTGATTGACGACCGCTTCACTGGCGGCAAGCATTTCTGGTCTGCCGTGGCTGTTGACCGCCCGAGAAACCAAAAGAAGCTTGACGAGAACGTGGAACTCTACAAGCCCGAAGGAGATTTCAGCGAGGAAGAAAAGATTGAATATCTTGTTGACCTCACGGGTGTATTCCCAATGGAGAAGGTCATTACAGGCGAAGTCCTGCGCAAGCTCCAAGACTATGGCGTGCCGCCACTTGGAGAGTACGACCCAGACCTGATGCTCTCGTGGTTCATTCCGCGAGCCATCATTCCCAAGAAGACCAAAAACGGTAAGGATTACTGGATTCTAGAATGCATTGATGATACCAGCACGCTGACCAAGGTGCGGTGCTGGGGGGTCAACCCAAACAAGGACCGCATCTTCTTAAACCGTCCGTATATGGCAAAGCTTAATTATGACCCCAATTGGGGCTTTTCAACCCGAGCAATCGGTAGAACTTTTAGACTACTAGGATAGGAGCAATAATGGCACAGAAAGAAACAGGCAACAGGAGAGCAGGAAAGAATACGCGCCAGGGAAAGGGTGCGTTTACCAAGTATATTCAACCCGGTCACCATGGTGGTGCAAAGGGATACAAGAAGAAGCCCCGAGGACAGGGCTCTGGAAGGAGACGATAATGAATACAAACTATCTAAATGTTTCAGAAGATATTGAGATTGTGGGCGAGGTAGAGGCTCGCTCAGAGCAAGAGAAGAAGCAGGAGAAGATGATTGAATACATCCGCTCACTGCGTGCCATTGAGGATGCGATGGAGCCCTTTAAGGAACAAAAGCGCGAACTCAAGGCAGAGTTTAAGGAGCAGGGCTGGCTCACCGGAGAGGAAATCAGCCTAACCGTAAAGGCTTATCGTATGATGACAGCCGATGTTGATATGGACCAGTTCCTATCAATCTATGAAGGTCTAATGACCAGAACAGGAAGAACCCAATGATTTTAGAGTATGCAAGGATGCGCGATTCGGCAAAGCCCCCATCGCGATCTAACCCAAGTGATGCAGGGCTTGATGTATTTTACAACCCAGAGAATAGCACCTCTGTTATAATCGAGCCTGGTGACAGTGTGGTCCTTCAGACGGGCTATCGGTTCGGCGTGCCTCATGGCTATATGCTAGAGGTTAAGAACCGCTCAGGTCTCGCCTCCAAGCGCTCGCTGGTGGTGGGCGCCTGTGTGATTGACGCTGGCTATGACGGAGAGGTCCTTATCAACCTTCACAACATCGGCACCGAGACTCAGATTGTTGAGGCTGGATCCAAGATTGCCCAGATTGTGATGGTGCCCGTCGTGCATTTTCGAGCGATGGAAACCCATGGGGGAGACCTTTATAACTGGTATCCAATCGCAATGACGGAGCGTGGAGAAGGCGGCTTTGGGAGCACAGGGACGTGAACCGCAAAGAGCGACGGGCGCTGGAGAGACAACTCAAGAAGCAAGGGGCTTCTGAAGATGAGCTAGCAGAAAAGATGTTTCTTTTCAATAAACTCCCAGACGAATGCTCCGCGTGCACCAAAACGTTTGACAAGAGGGACCGTGATATGGTATCATCTTGGAGTGTAGTCGTGCGAAGTGACGAACAGCAGGTGCGCTTATATTGTCCCACTTGTTGGGAAGCCGCACAAAAAGCAGTAGAACAAGTGTATGGAGAATCAGATGACACAGTTTAATCAGGCACTAAGTTATGATGATGTGCTGGTGGTGCCCCAGTATTCAGATATTGAAAGTCGTAGCGAGGTCTCGCTTGTCTCAGAGCTGGACAAAGACAACCGCTTTGAGCTTCCAATTATTGCAAGCCCAATGGACACAGTAGTGGAGACCGAGATGGCGCTGGCGCTAGCTGAGCTAGGCGCGCTGGGTGTAATTCATCGCTATAATTCTATTAGGGACCAGAAGGATATGGCTTGGAATGTGGCGAACGCAGCCCCCAACAAGCCCGTCGCAGCAGCGATTGCTATCACGGGCGACTTTATGGAGAGAGCCGAGGCGCTGTATAATGCAGGTGCCACCATACTCTGCGTCGATGTAGCCCACGGTCATCACATTATGATGAAGGATGCCCTCCGCCGCCTTCGCCGCGACCTGCCTGACAATATTCATATTATGGCAGGAAATGTTGCAACACGCAAGGGCTATGAAGACCTGGCAGACTGGGGCGCCCACTCTGTTCGCATTGGAATCGGCGGAGGCTCCATCTGTTCTACTCGTGTCCAGACCGGTCACGGTGTTCCAACCTTCCAATCCGTTCTTGACTGCAGTGAGTCAGAATATGCAGGCACGATTCCCATCATCGCTGATGGTGGCATCAAGACCAGTGGGGATATTGTAAAGTCTCTTGGAGCAGGGGCAGATTTTGTTATGATCGGCTCTATGTTCTCAGGGACAACCGAGACTCCTGGCAAGATTCTTCAGGCTGCTGACGGCTCCAAGATGAAGGAGTACCGAGGCATGGCATCTCGCGAAGCACAACTTGCTTGGCGTGGACGTGCGTCGTCGCTGGAGGGCATCGCAACCTTCGTGCCCTTCAAGGGCAAGGTGAAGTACATCGTTGACGACTTGGTTAATGGTATCCGCAGCGGTCTATCCTACACGGGCAGCCGCAGCATCCCGGAGTTCCAGCTGAACGCACAGTTCATTCACCAGACCAGCGCTGGACAGGTTGAGAGTTCAACCCACATCCTTGGGCGATAATGACTATACCCAAGGAAGACTTAGACAAAAGGATTGTCTTTACAGACACCACGAAGCGCCAGGCGGACTTTCGAATTCGCCTGGGATACGATGGGATGACACAGTCCGAGTTCTTTCGCGCCATGATTTCGGGATACCTAGAGCAGGACCGCAATCTACTTGAATACGTCGAGAAATATAAGCGAGAGAAGAAAAGAAAAAAGAGACAAGGCAAGAACTCCCTTAAGAAGAATAGGGACCTCTATGAAAAGGGTCAACAAACCAGAAGGAAGTTTGCTTTGGATGATGATGTTATTGAAAGTATATTTGACTTGATGGAAGAGGAGCATCCAGATTTATGAGAAAATGTAAAATAGGAGTTACTTTGGCGAACAAGCCTTGTCAGGATTGTGAGTGTCGGCAGTGGATTGACTATAAAGATGATTTGAACTGCACACTTATCGCCGCAGAGAAGCATGGACCGATGACTTTAAGAGAAGTCGGTGAGCGTCTTGGCATAAGTTTTGTTAGAGTTAAGCAATTGCAAGACACGGCTATAGCCAAGATTGCAGCTAAAAATACTAGATTAAGGGATTTTAGCAATTCCAGCTGATACTTATTGTAGATAGAGAAGTTGTCACTAACGGCGGCTTTTTTATCTATTTGAGACTATTTACTGATTGAAACCCTAAAATAGGAGAAAACTTATAATGAGCAATGAGAAACTACTAAATGAAGCCACCATCCGTCGCTTCATGAAGCTTGCGAACATGGAGCCCCTAACAAGCCCCTTCGTCGACCGTCTTGACGAGATGCACTGCCCCTCTGGTGGTCGTGACGATGACGAGCCTATGGAGGAAGACAAGGATTATACCGCAAAGAAGGAGAAGCCTGGCGCAGATATGCGTAAGGGCGCTGAGAAGCGTGGTGCTGAGGGCACCCTCGCCAAGACCCCAGGTCACGGTCGCGTTGACTATGCCAATGAGGGCGCCCACGAGGACGATGAGCCTGGCGCTCGCGACTATATGGAAGAGGCTGACGACGCCGAGAAGCTTGACGCTACAGAGCGCGAGCTGAGTGACATGGACGCCGAGGCTGACCGGGAGCGTGACGAGATGGATGATATGGAGGGCGAGATGGACGCCATGGAGGATGGCGACATCCCCGCTGACGTTCGTGACCGCATTGAAGATGCCCTAGCGTCTGCCCTTGAAGACCTCGCCGACAAACTCGACCTAGATCTAGATGTTGAGCGCGATGATGATGCAGCTCCCGAGATGGACGCCGCTCCCGAGGCTGAGGTCGCAGTTGACGTTGATGACGACGACGATGCGGTTGAGGTCGATGCCATGTTAGAGAACGTTGAGGTTGTCGATGACGCCGACCTAATCAATGAGGTTGCCAAGCGTGTAACCGCCCGCCTAGTAAAGGCAATGGCAAAGAAGTAATTATTTTACGGTTTCAATCTTGAACCGCTGTAAGATTTGTGCTATAATCTTACAGCGGTTTTTTATTGAGGAAACATGATAGAGACAAGTATAATAGTAAACATTCTTGCATTCGTAATTGGAATGTTGTTTCATAAGATTTGTTCTGATATTATCGGAATGGGCTATTTAGGATTGTTCGTGCGCGTCGTGGAAGTTCAAGCACTAAAGATGCTTCAGGTTCTAGACGAAGACGCAGGATATGTCCGAGAACTAAAGATTAAAATGCTAAAGCAAGCGGGCGTAGAAGGAGAGTCCATAAAATTTATAGAGGACCTTGATGCCGAAGCGGTTCGCATTTGGCGAGAGACAGTTATAGCACACTTTATTGCCGCATATCCAGGAAAATATAGAAGTCGCCTTGAGTTTCACAACTGGGCGGGTGCGATGAAACAACTAAGATACGTTGAGAGAAATCTAGACAAAGCCAGTAAATTTAAATAACGGAGAACACAATGGCAACCAAAAAAGAAAAAGAGGCAGCCGAGAAGGCTGCTGCCGAAGAGGCAGCCCGACAGGAGGCACAAGAGGCAGCAGCACTAGAGATGCTGTTAGAGGCTAGTGCCAAAGAGCCAGTGGACAATCGACTCATTGCCCTGTTCGGCGACATTGACGAGGTGAAAGCGGGGCAGCTTTGCTACAACTTGTTCCACCTTGCCGCCGACAAGCGATACATGGCAAAGAACCCCGAGGATTTGACCGAGGGCTTGGAAGAGGTTGTAGATCCCATTCAACTAATGATCTGTAGTCCTGGCGGTAACGCATCCGAGATGTTTGCGATTTATGACTGTATGCGACTTATCAGAGATAGTTGCCCCATCCACACATTGGGGATGGGCAAGGTAATGTCAGCCGGTGTTTTAGTCTTGGCAGCGGGAACTAAGGGTGAGCGCAAAATTGGTAGAAACTGTCGTGTGATGATCCACAGTGTCATCGGCGGCGTCTCCGGTGGTCTTCACAATGTCGAGAACGAGATTGACGAGATTCGCTGGGTTCAAGATCAGTACATCAAGATGCTCGCGGATGAGTCAGACCTATCCCGAGCACAACTAAAGAAGATGCTACAACGTAAGGTAAACATTTACCTTTCAGCTGAAGAGGCTGTTGAGTTTGGCATCGCTGACATCATCGTATAGAGGGAAGATGAGGAAAAAGATACATGTTAATCAGCACATTATTCGGTCCAATCGAAAAAACAACGAGCGTGAGCCTGTACTCACGGTTAAGACCTACAAATCAAATGATTATTGCCACGAAGCCGTCATTGATGGACCGTGTCGTGTAATCTATTCTCCAGACAAGCCGCTGTCTTGTGGCGCTCGTGTCTGGATTGAGACAGACTCAGAGGTGGTCTGCGTAATACGAGGAGAAGAAGATGGCAACGATTAAGGGGCTCCAAGCAGAGCTTATGGCAAATATGTATTGCCAGGTGATGAAAAAGAAGGGCTACGCTTTCTTTGACAGAGATAAGCCATATAATCTAAACATCATTGGTGTCCGTCGTGTTGAGAACGCTATTCCCAACAAGTTTGACGACACGATTGTGGTTATTTATCGGGAGAGGGTAGAGGGACCGTGGACGGTCTTCACCGCCGACATTACCACAGACCCAGGTCTCTATTGGCTAATGCACCCCATTAATGTAGAGGGCACAGCCATCTTGGTTCCGGATCAATACCGAGGAGTATATAAGCGAGATCTCCATCAGGGCAAGTATGAAGCTCTGTGTCAGCGCGGCGGCAACGTCCGAGTCTATCGCGATGCTGATGGCGACCGTCGCCACGATATGTCAGATGATAAGATTGACACGGGTTTCTTTGGTATCAACATACACAAAGCAGGACGCTCCTCAGTTCAGGTTGACAAGTGGAGCGCCGGTTGTCAGGTGTTTGCTAAGAGCGCTGACTTCGCTGAGTTCATGGACCTGACCGAAGAGGCGGAGAAGAGATATGGAAATTCTTTTACATACACGCTCCTGCTCGAAACAGATTTTCAAGACTAATT